CGGCGCGTCGAAAATGGCGTTCCTGAAACGCGACAAGGATTTCGACGAGGACATCGTCGGCGGGGCGGCGGGCGAGCTCGAGGGCGAGGCGGCCGACGACGGCGACGAGCTCGAGGGCGATCTCATTCCGACGCAGCTCGAGGCCGGCTCGATCCTCGATTTGCCGCCTGGCGTCTCGGTCGAGAATTTCGATCCGACATTCCCGGCGACCGACCCCTCGGCCTTCGCGCGCTACTTCCTGAAAGCGATCGCGGCCTCGAGCGGCGTCTCCTATGCCGGGCTTTCCGGCGATCTCGAGAACGCGAATTATTCCTCACTCCGTGATGGCCGCGGCGAGGAACGCGACGAATGGCGCGTCCATCAGGGCGATGTGATCGAGCAATTTCTTGTTCCGGTGTTCGAGAGCTGGCTTTACGCCGCCGAGCTGGCCGGGCGGATCACCGGCGGCGACGATGTCGGTCGCCGGGCCAAGGCGGCGCGCTGGCAGGCGCGCGGCTGGCAAGCGGTCTCGCCGAAAGACGAGGCGGCCGGCAATCAATCCGATCTCGACAACGGGCTCCGCTCGAAATCCGACATCGCCGCCGCGCGCGGCGAGGATTTCGAGGACATCGTCGCGCGGCGCAAGCGCGACGCCGAGCTCGAGGCGGCCGCCGGCCTGCCATCAGCGCCGCCGGCGAAACCCGCGGCCGCGGCTCCGGACAAAGACGACGACGAATAGCGGGCATCCCGCAACCTGATCGGGGCGCGGCCGTGACAGCTGGCGCCCGTTCCTGGCCGTCCGCTCGGGCGGCCTTTTCCTGACATCGCGAGGAGGGCCGGCAATGGTCAAGGATGCGATCGAGCTCGGATCACAATTCCGGGCCGCAGAAATCACGCGCGCGGCGGGCGAGGACGAGAACGATCGCTCGATCGAGCTCTCGTTTTCCTCCGAAGCGCCTTACCGCCGTTGGTTCGGCTATGAGATCCTCGGCCACAAGGCCGAGGAGGTCGATCTCTCGATCCTGAACGACGGCGCGGCGTTCCTGAAAGATCACTCGAACCGGATCGACGATCAACTCGGATCGGTCGCCGAGGCGCGGCTCGACGGCGACAAAGCGCGCGCCGTGGTGACGATGGCCTCGACGCCGGAGGCCGACGCGATCCTCGGTCGCATTCGCTCCGGCGAGCTCAAGTCGATCTCGGTCGGCTACCGGATCGACAAGCTCGAGCTGGTCAAGGTCGAGGATGATGTCGAGACGTATCGCGCGACGCGCTGGACGCCTCACGAAATTTCGCTGGTCGCGGTGCCGGCGGATCAGACCGTCGGCGTCGGCCGCGCGTCTGAGATCGAACCCCGCCGCATTCCTGTAATCGACAGCACGAAAGGGGCCGACATGCCCGATCCGATCAAAAAGCCGGCGGTGGCGCCGGTTCCCAATCCGTCCGACGATCTCGCCGCGCGCACCGCGGCGCTCGAGGCCGGTCAGGCGCAGCTTCTCGAGGACCAGAAGGCCGCCCGCGAGGCGCAGCGCCGGGCCGAGATCACCGAGCTCGCCGCGAAACACAATATTCCGGCCGAAATGCGCGACAATGCGCTGAAAGCCGAGAATGTGACGATCGGCGCGTTTCGCTGGGCGGTGCTCGATCATCTCGGCGAAAACGCCGGGCAGGTCGAGCTTTCCGAAAAGGCCGTCGGCCTCACGCCGGCGCAGATCGAGAGCTTTTCGTTCCGCGACCTGTTCCGGGCGCTCTCGCGCGTCGGCGCGCCGGGCGAGGGTTCGGCCGAGCTCGAGGCGTGCGCCGCGGCGGCGCGGCTCGGCGGCCGTGATGACGGCTCGGTCCGCATTCCGCTTGAGGTGCTGACGACGCCGACGGCGATGTTCGGGCGGGCGCAGACCGTCGGCGTCGCGGCCGATGGCGGCAATCTTGTCGCGACCGATCTCGACGCGATGTCTTTCATCGACATTCTGCGGGCGCGGTCCTTCGTGCTCTCTCTGGCGCGGCCGCTGCGCGGTCTGGTCGGCAATGTCGACATTCCGCGGCTCGACACCGAGGGCGCGTCGGCCTGGCTGGCGGAGAACGCGCAGGCGGTGCTTGACGATAACGCCTATGGGCTGCTCTCGTTCACACCGTATGACATCGGCCGCGGCGTCGAGCTTTCGCGGCGTCTGCTGATGCAGTCCTCGACCGATGTCGAGGCGCAGATCAGGGACAGCCTTGCGAGCGAGATCGCGGTCGCGACCGATACGGCGGCGGTCTATGGCGCAGGCGGCAACTCGATCACCGGCATCTCGAATATCGTCGGCGTCGGCACCACCACCTTTGCCGCGGCGGTCCCGACGCGGGCCGAGGTGATCGCGATGGAAAGCGAAGTGGCGACGGCGAACGCCGATGTCGGCCGTTTGGCCTACGCCTTCAACTCGGCGATGCGCGGCTCGCTCAAGGGCGTCGCGGTCGACGCCGGCTCGGGCCGGTTCGTCTATGGCGATGACGGCAAGGTCAACGGCTATGACGCCGAGGTCTCGAACATCTTCACCGCCGGCGACGTGGTGTTCGGAAACTGGAATGACGCGATCGCGGCGCAGTGGGGCGATCTCGACATCATGGTCAATCCCTACAAGGACAGCCGCGCGCGGACGACGGAAGTCTCCGCAATGATGACGATGGATTTCAATCTCCGTCACGCCGCGTCGATGTGCTTCTCGAACGACGGCGTCTGATCCTGACCGCCTGATGACAACGGCCGCGGCGGGTGATCGCCGCGGCCTCCCTGCGCTCGCCCTCGCGCCTTCACAAATCCCGAAAATCCGAAACGAGAGGTTTCCCCATGGCTCGCGGAAAGCGCCAGACATTCCCATTGATGATCGTTCGCGGTTGTCTGATCGACGGCGAAAAATACAAGCCGACCGACAAGGCCGAGGTCACGGCCGGCGAGGCGGCGATCCTGATCGGCTCCGGCAAGGCGTGCGATCCGAAAAACAAGGACGGCGTCGCGCTGGCCAAGGCCAACCTTGCGGCGATCGAGGCCGCCCGCGCCCGCGCCGCCGAGGACGCCGAGGCCGCCGAGCTGGCGCGGATGACGCCGGCGAAGTTGCAGGCGATGATTGACGGCGGCGTCGCCGCTGCGATGGCGGCGCAGGCTCCGCCCGCCCCGGCCTGATCTTCCCGAACCTGACGCGATGACGGCCGGCGGGGTTGATCCCGCCGGCCGGTTCTCGATCTCTGGAGCCAAGAAAATGCCCGATATTCATGACCGCAAGGTCAATCTCCGCGCGCCGGTGACGCGCAACGGCGAAATCTTTCTGCCGAAAGACAATCCGCACGCCTTTCCGGTGAAGGTCGCCGACGGTTTCATCGCGGTTGGCCGCGCCGATCCGGTCGACGACGCGCCGAAGAAAGCCGACCGCAAGGGCGTCGAGGGCGCGGCGACGCGGTGAAGTTCGAGACCGCCGCCGACCGCGATGTTTTTTTCGCCGATGGCGACGCCGCGACATACACGCTCGACGGCGGCGGCGGCTGCGCGGTCATGGGCCATTTTTCCCGGCCGCTGGCCGATCAGCTCGTCGGCGACGAGACCGAGGTCGCCGGCGGCGCGGCGTCTTTTCTGATGAGCTCCGATCGCGTGCCGGCGGGCGCGAGCGCCGCCGGCGGCGATCGCCTGACGCTCGACGGCGTGGTCTGGCGCGTGCGCAAGCTCGAGCCGGAGGGCGACGGCAAGACGACGCGGCTTTCGCTCTCGGCGAGGCTCTGACATGGCGCATGTCCGCAAACAGCTCCGCGACGCCGTGGTCGCGCTTCTCGTCGCCGAGGGCGGCGCAGGGGCCCGGGTCAATACGGTTGCGATCGACGCGCCGGCCGGCGCTGGCGGGTTTCCCGAACGCCGGGTTTCCTGCCCTGGCTCGACGGTGACGCGCGCCTCGACGTCCGGCGAGAGCGCGCGCCAGATCGAGCTGATCGTCGCCGCCTATGTGACGGCCGATGCGCTCGAGGACGCGGTCGACGCGGAGGCGGCGGCGATTGAGGCGGCGATCCTGACCGACGCTGGGCTCCGCGCCTTGTGCGTCGAAATTCAATTCATCGGCGACGAGCTCGCCGTCGATCTCGAGGGCGATCGGCCGGCCGGCCGCGTCCGCATGCAATTCGCGGCCGTGATCGTCACGGCTCCGAATGATCCCGAAACTCAGGAGGCTTGAACAATGGCGAGGCATACAGGCGAGGGCGGCGTTCTCGAGATCGACGGGACGATCGTCGGCAAGGTCAACGGATGGTCGATGTCAAGCGAGGCGTCGGTCGCGACCGGCCGCTCGCTCGGCGAAACCTGGGACGAAAACGCCCCGACGTCGCAGCGGTG